TGGTGCTAACAGCCAATTCGCGAAGTTCGGTCAACCACTGTTTAATAATTTTCCCATCTTCGGCTGGCACATAAGGGCCATGGGAACCATTCAACATCAAGTGATCCATAATACCCGTCAAGGATACTCCCAACAAACGTTCCTCTTCGGTATTAGTTTTCCATTTCTTATTCAAATAACGAAAATCACTAAGCGTTGATTGAAGAGTTCCAAGAATAGTAGCCAATCGAACCTTACGCTTGAGATCCACCAAAGTGTCATTTGCTCTTACAACAACCTCAGACAAATTACAAAATTGATATGGACGAAGAATAATTTCACTACAAGGATTGGTACCATAATCTAATTCGGAATCACGTCGGCCATACTTTGCTGCTTGTATTTGGGATGCTTTGCGACTGAAAATACCACGCTCACCAGATTGGCTTTCAACAAGAGAAACCCATTCTTTCATGAAAATATTAATATTTGGTTTCTGTTCGTAAACAGCACTGTTGTTTGAAAGCGCACGGTGGGCACCACTATTCCACCACTCCCCAAATTTTGCAAGCCGTAGATGATCATCGTTCAAATCACTAAGCGAAATGAGAGCTGATCGTCGGACGCCTCCAGACACTACAACATCAGCAATTTTACATACCAAATCATGACATTCTATTGTTGTGAATTTCCGTCCTTTGGCTTTATGAAATATGGAAATAGTATACTTCAGAAGATCCACAAGCGGTTCAGGGCCACTCGATCTTCCTCCAAACGTTTTAAGTCTTGCTCCAGCTGGGCGAAGTCTGCTAATATCCCACCTTGGAATTTTGCCCGAATAGAGTAAAGAGATGAATTCGCGAAAACCGGACGCCCAACCAATCCGCGAATCCTTGAATATGATTGTAGTCTCTGTTTGATGTAATTCATCTGGTATTTCCGGAAGTTTATTGGTATATTTTGATTCAACTGAAAAACCAACTCCTGTTCCACACATCAAAATATACATGATTTCATCGAAAGATTTAACTTGATCAATGGTAATATACGAACAATTATAACCAGCTACCTGATCAACATCGAGCGCTTTGCCTGCGGTCATAAGACATCGCATGGATGGCATAACTTCTAAATTAAGAATAGCTTGACGAAGCTCTTCCCATGGAATGGTCTCGTCTGTTTCTGTTTGTACTATTCTTTTCTGGAAGTAACTAATGTATCGGTCCACTGTCTCTTCCCAAGTTTCCCTTCGTCCCAAATCATCTCTATATCTTGCGTATCTGCTTACATGAATAAATGATTGATAGCTGGATGGTAATGGCATAGCATCTCTTTGTTATATTTTGAATGGGTGACGTATATAGGAAATCGTTCAAGTTTGAATATGCGCAAAGAATTCCAAATATTTCGGATTGACTCCCAACATCTCTGGTTTCCCTTCTCCTTCCTCATCCCACCAAACAATAATTTGGGCCCAACTTTCATTCAATTCCAATAATCTGGCGTGGGCGCCTTTTCTTATGGAAACCGGAACGCCTTCTTCATCAAAAACCGTATCAGTATTCACAATAACTTCATCCATTATATTCATCTATCTTCTCTCCACTTCTTATCGCAAAGATGACAATGGAAATCAACCCAATACGAATCGTCACCAGGACAATAATTACCAGTATTTGCTCCAGCTTTATCAGTCAAAGCTTCGCTTGGGTGACTGCAGTTCTCCTGTATATCTGCAATTCTAGCTTCAATAGCCCTAATATCGTTTTTTAATTTGAATACAATTCCTATTCCATTCTCGTCTACAATAGCCATCAATTTACTCCCAAAGTAAGAAATTCTTCCATGGTGACAGGCACTTGTTCACTTACCAATTTACTCATAGCTTCCGCATACACGCGAATTTCATATTGGGAATGCTCATGCAAACGCAAACGGAGAAAACCCATAAAATTATGCAAATCAACTGTTGCAAACATTCGTGAATACGCATTCAATGGTAATACTCCACGAGCTAATTCTCTTGGGGCACCCATCTCTAATAAGACGCGATAATCCGCAACCGATTGTTTACATGCTGCTTGTACAATACCAGAAATATAAAAGGAACTAGGATGTTGAATCTTAGTTCTCATTTGCTTATTATCTACGGATTGTGTTGTAATATGTTCTGGCACAGGCACGTAAAACCCTTCGTCCAATTCTGTATATCGTGCACTAATTTCGTTATAAGACCAAGTTCTATGACGATGCCACTGACGAAATACAAATATAGGAGCCTTTATTTCAAAGGTAATATTCACATGCTCGAATGGAGATGTATGACGATTCTTAAGAAGATAACGAATCAATCGTCTATCTGCTCCTTCATTTTCACCTGTTCTCCAATCGCAATCGTAACTGACTCTGGCTGCGCGAACCACATCCAAATCAGTCCCACTACATTTAACAAGTCTCACAAACCCAGGTTCACCATCAACACAATTCAACAAGTCAATTTTCATCATGCCCACCAAAATAAACAAAGTAATGTCAAACCATAAACAGTAACTATAAATTGTATAAGAGATACCCACTTAACGCAAAATAACAATCTTGGGAATTTTTCCGGTTGCTTCTCATAACAAAAACGTATGCATATAGCCAATATAGTAATAACCAACATTTTGATAGTTATTATTCCATCTGTACCAAAATGCTTTATAATCCATTCCATTACTGGATTAATCTCAACAAATAATCCAGTTTGGATTCCATATTCTGTAATTCGATAATCTAACATTGTTGATATCAATAACAATGAGAACCAACTCCAAGCTCTATTCCATTGATTCATCGTTTACTCCAATCTGAAAACATCAATAACGCTTCCAAACCCTTAAACGTATTTTGAGCTATAATTCTTTGGACCTGTTCAGGAGATTTACCATGATCTTTAATCATTTCGTTGATATCTTTACCTAGCCAATTATCAGGCCATATTACAACTTGATGGCCCACTTCAATAGATTCTTTCAATTGGCGCATAATGTCCTTGTTTCTGGGTTCATTATCAAAAACCAACACAACATCGGGTTCTTTCAATTGTTTCAATTTCAAAGAACAACCTAATTGATTCAAGGAACTATCTCCGCTAGCTACAGCATTCCGAAGAAACATTGAATCAATTTCGCCTTCAAGGACGTAAATCCTTTTTGTAAAGTCAACGTATTGCAATCCAAAAATTTTTCTATCTATTTGTTGCGGTACAACTTTTAGTTTGACATATCGTTGGTAACTATTTGGACGAATAGACCGCGCGTTTACGTGTGTAACTTTACCGGATAAATCTGTAAGAAACATAACCAGTCTTGGATCATCTTCAACCAAGCGTGATATACGTCTTGGATCTAAGTCATAAGTATTGGTTATATATTCCTTGAAATTATCCACATAATACAAATCTCTCCAACGTTCAACTGGTATCCTTCTTTCTAGGACATAATTCAAAGCCTCATGATTTTTTGGTAATTTACCCAAAGGCAACAAAAGCCGAGAAACAATATCCAAATTGTATTCTACACTTGGTTCCGTTTCCTTCTTTGGGACAGAAATTTTCCTTTGACCCAGTTCCTTAAATTTTTCGTACGAAAATTCTTTGTACGAATTAGGATCTACCTTTTTGAGGAAAAAACCAAACGATGAATTTAAACCACAATTATGGCATGAATATTTGAGTTTTCCAGAACGTTCATAAATATAACCACGAGCACGGATTTTGTTTCTTTGTGAATCACCACAAAACGGACAAGAAAAATTGAATAAATTCGAACCTTTTTCTTTAAAGTTTCGAAGTCTGCTGGAAACCAGCATCAAAAATTTTCTATCGACCCACAAAGCCATGATAAATCACCTCATCCTATATGATAGGATGAGTTTCTATAATAGTCGAATCAACGTTTTGCGTTGTTTTTCTTAATATTATCGTTGGTTGTTTTCAACCAATCTTCCAATTTCTGTAATTGATCAGCATTATGTCTTGCTGATCCATTATTCGACATAGCAATAGCCAAAGCGCCTTTTAAATCCACAGTACCATCCGAAGAAGCTACAATTTCAACAAGAGGCATTGGAGCAGCAACTAATTCTGGAGGTGGACCTTCTGCTATGAACTTATCCACAGATACAGTTGCACAACCACTCAAAAAAAGATAAGCAATAATAAATAGACGTTTCATGGAGTAGCTCCTTTGATAGAAGCATTATATTGGTCCACCCAATCCTTACTCAATACACATTGTACAGGTGTAGTAGAAGTGGCTGGTTTAATGACTTGAAGTTGTTGTTCAGACATGGATGAAAGCTTTGTTTGAAGTTCCAAAGTTTTATTTCTCTCCGAATCCAATTGTTTCTGAAGAGTATCCACAGCGTTTGTATCGATAACCTTTTGTATTTGAACTATGGTAACAACCTTGGCTTCGTCTTTTACATCCTGTTTAGCTTGTTTGGTTTCCTGGGATTGGGCTCCCACATGATGTCCATAGAAATATGAACCAACCATAAGAGATAAAATTATTCCACCAATTGCAAGCCATTTATAAACAATTGAAAGACCGCCACTAAAAATAGTGGTAATTTTTGACAAATCCATAATCAATCACTCCAACATTACGCTTCTGTTGTTACCTTAATTCTCACTGCTGCGGCGCCTGCTGCTTGAATAGCGGCGAAACCCGTTCCAAATGCTACATAATCAAATTGCTTGGTATGCCAAACCTGATAGCCAGCCAAGATAAAATAAGCCAAACTACCAATAATCCATAAAATTCTCGCTGGACACCAAGTGAGACCGTCTTTTTCGGTCGTAATATTCTTGATGACTTCGGATGATAATGCTCTGAAAGTCATGTGTTATCTCCCACAATACCCTTCATAACATATGGTGGAGCAGCGCGGCGAAGTAATTTCTTTTTGGTGCGCTTTTTTACTTGAAATGCATAATTGGTCGTGGCATCTGTAATAGATGGAACAGCTCCACCGCCAACAGAAACTACCGCATCTTCTTTTATTTCAACTCTCTTAAACATTTAACCGCCACCTTATCCAGTGGTATATCATCTGTATTTAGATTCTGTCCTTTTACACCATTTACAATCTGTGGTAAGTAACTCAAAAATATCAAAAAAGGCTTCAACACAATCATCTCCTTTTCTGTCATTTTGAGAAATAATAATCTGGTAGCTGGTTCTACTCCAAACACGTTATAGAAAATAATAATATGGTTGAGAATCAATCTATCCTTTAAATCACCAGTATCCATATATTTGGTAATAAGACGTTTGATAAATTGAATTCTCATCAAATCACCTTCAAATTCAGACTGAACAGCATTCAGTTTTTGGTACGCCTTTGCTGCGTATAATAACCAATTTTCATCATTCAAATCATCAACCATATTAAATTTACTCGCCCGAATCTCCTTCAATAAGTAGTGATTCGTAAATATCCAATTCCTTTGAATCTAACATCGCTGCAGAACATTCATAATTTTCATCCAACGCTTCCATAAGAATAAACAAATAGTACGCTTCGTTTGTACCTTCTTGTTGAATTTTAAAAACAAATTCGTCCTGTCCATCTTCCAATTTCAAATCATTACAAACAATTCCATTTTCTTCCAATATCGCCAAAACACAATCTAAAAATACACCTCGTTCGCAAATCTTATCAGATATCTCGTCTAAATTTTCGTTTATTTGTTTAATATCCATCAATTAACTCCAAGCTGCTTTAGTCTTTGAATTGTATCCTCAGCAGATTTATGAAGGATACCAATACCACGATTAGCAATCCATTCCTTGACATTTGGTTCATGGTCGTCAATCAGAATGTTAGATATCACTACACCATCCACTGCGCTTGTTGCAAACAACTGTTTCTCGAAACGCATAACCGCATTAAATCGTTCTTCTGGAACCTTCGTATATTTTGTATTCCAAATCCACTTACCAACACGCGCATAACGCATCGCGTCTTCACTTGGTGGTTCATTCTTGAATCCCTTTGGAACAGCTGTCAAAATCAATGGTTCATGTGGTTCAAGAAAACCCCACAATTTTTGGAAATCTTGCATTGGAGGACAATTGATCCAAAATGACTCACCGGATTCGAACACTCTTCTATTCCGCTCGCGTTTTTCTTCATCCGGAACTTTAGCGTTCCAATCCAAACCCGTTAATAACTTCACTCCACCTAAAAAATCCACAAGGACCCCATCATAATCAACATATATCTTATACATCACAATCCTCTATTCTGTTTCCTCATAACGCTAAATCGCAACTTTGGATCAGTATCAATTACATTTGCTTTTTGTCCTGTTGCCGTTTTACCACGATACTTACCAAGAAATTTCTTTGCTTCTGCAACAACTTCTTCAGCAACGTGATGTGTTGCAATATCAGAACGCTTCTGTCGTTTCCAACCATCGCGAGTAGTGACCACAACTTGATCACCCAATTCATGAGTTATCTTACCCATATCACCATTATTCAATTTGACTGGTTTTCCTAAAGATTCTCCTGGCTTTGGAGCGCCTTGAACCCAACCCTCTTGTTGAACTTCCTCTCCCACCAAAGAACGAAAATGTTTAAAATGCTTTTCTGCTTCCTTCACATTAGATCGTAACGTTGCTGCTTGGGCCAATGAATAATGCTGACGAGCTTGACGTTGTTTATCAGACGGTAGATGTGAAATCTTATGATCAATAGTTTGCAACAAACCAATATGATTTTCGCGAATCTGCTTGAGAGTCTTAATCATTAAATTGGCGCTCCTTCTTTTCTTTGTCTTTATTCTTATATTTACGAGCCAAAGCGCGTTTAAATTTGGAAGCCACTCGTCCTTCTGCTGGATCCTTCTTTTCTTCCACTACAGCCGTTGATTCCAACGCGTTCAAATCAGAACGTTGTGGACTTGGGGATACCTGAGCAGATTCTGATGATGGATTTTGATTTTCCAAATGATTATAAATTGCTCTATGGAACATAGCAGCTCGTTCATGTTGATATGCGGCTCCACTATGATTACCTTTATCAGCATGCTCCTTGGCTACCGTATGAGCCAAATCAGCTTCCTTTTTAGCTCTATCCATAGATACCATACCATAACCAGGAACGTGAACATCTTCACTAATTACTGGCACAAATGTTGCTACTTTATCGATAGCTTCCGCAATTCCTGGCAATGCTTCAAAACTCATAATTGTCTCCCAATCAAAACGTCTGAAATTTCTTGTAATACTCTCTTATGATTTCTGAAATCCAAACGTTCCACTGATGTTTCAGTTTTTACGTACACACTATAATTATCTCCACGACGAAATGGTTTATTTGTGGTTATAGCACGACCTTCAAATATAACCTTCTCACCATCAATTCCAATATCCTCATATACTTCCAATTCAATAAATTCTACATCCGGTGATTTTACCAAAATTTCTTCACGAAGTTTTCTAAGCGAAAGAGTTCTTGGATTAGGTCGTTGAAGGGCGCCACAAGAACATATGCCTTTAACATAATGACAAACATGTTCACCAACCATACCAAAAAGAGTTGATGCTGCTTGATCATCACCTACGCGAGCATCCGCGTTTATTGATGGAGGATTAGCTTGTTTACCATTCTTATTTTTCTTTTTTTCTTCTCGAAGATCAGCTGTTGCTCCACCCACACCTTGAGGATCACCAACATATTGTACGTTGGTTGGAGCTTTTGCTTGCTTTCTGAAAGTTTTGAAACTATTTTTAGCTTCTGTTGCGATCATTGCTCCTTCGGAGCCTTCTGGATGGACTTCGTTTTCAGGTGCATTTGCAGCTTCTGATTTCCTTTTAAGGTCCTTTGCTTCTCTAATTGGTTTTACTATAACAGGCTTATTTGGTATTGTAACCTTTGGTCCCTTTCTATACGTTGGCTGAACCTTTTTAGCGTTATATGCATGGTATGCCGACATACCACTTGTGGTTTTTGGTTCAACAGATAATTCCAAAGCTTTGTGAGAATCATAAGCATTCTTTAGGTTCTCATCCAAAAACCCAGTAACAGCCTCATCCAATGTTGGGACATGAGTTTCAAAAAACGAACTAACCCATAGCTTCAACCTTTGTAATTTTGGCGTCATACTCTCAGCATCTTGGCTATTATCAAACAACATAGCCAAATTTTCGTTCAATCGCGCATATTCATAAGACTCGTTCCACTTAGATTGACGAATACATTCGGATATAGTTTTTGCACCTGATGAAATTCTGGCATCATTTCTGGATTTGCTAACGTCGTTGGTTGTTGTTACAATACAAAGTTCAGTTTCGTATCCCATTTGCTCCAAAACTTTTCCTACCAATTCTATCTTACCGTCTCTTCGAGCGCTACCGTTAACAACAATTGGAGCACCTTCGTTTATTTTTTTGACGTACGGATATTTCGCGCCATTTTGTATACAGCTATACAGTTGATTGAGATTGATTTCCAAGACATCACTTTCTTTGAATATAGTTCGCAGCAAGATATCCTTCCCAGAACCTGGGCAACCAACTAATAACAAAGCTTTATAACGCTCAGCTCTCATTTCATTCCTCTTCTTGTTGCTTGGTATATTATTTTTGCTGATTTATGACCGCCTAAACCTTTTCTAAAACTTTTGAAATCTCCAGTCTTAGCAGCAGATCTCATCTTGGATGCTGATATTCCTTCCACGCCTTCGTTATCTGGATCTCGATCACCAGCTGTTGAAACGTTAACTCTTTCAAATTTACCACCATCATTATATCGTTTCAATAAATTATTCATCTCATGATAACGATCCTGACCAGCAACCAAAGTCACTTTCTTATAACCCGATTTCTTCAAATGATCCAACATCTCATAAGCATTCTTAACGTTCTGTGGTTTATAAACGTTAGTGCCTGGAGCAAGCTTCTCTAAGAAGCTTACTTTATCAGAATGCTTTAATGGATTTTTATCTGGATCGCAAGACGGAGAAAGGAAAATGAAATGATCCGCCCCATGATGGTGAGCCAATTCCTTAACTCTATTAATTAATTTAAGATGTCCCTTATGTGGTGGATTCATTCTTGCGAATGCAACCACAGCATAATCTTTTTGTTCTTCGGGTTTCTTTGCGTCTTTCATCATTGCTACTCTGTGAGCGTTGTATTTAGGCCGCTTTTTTATCGTGTTTCTCAAAATTGGCTTTACTAAATTCGCCTCTCTTTACCAATTTAGACATTACACCATTAAGATGAACAACATATCCTTCATGATCTGATTCTTTTCCACCAATACTAGTTTCGTACTCTCCATCTTTTTTCATGGCAGATAACAAAGTTTCTTTAGCCATGTGAAGATTTCTATGAGCATTGATAAGCGCTTGGTAATGATCGTGATTATCATCCACATGTTGAAGATGATTGATTAATTGGGATTGCTTTTTGGTTTTTCCTGCAACTGACCTCAACAATTCAATTTCCTTCTTAAAAGCTCTAGTCATATAGGCTTTGAAACCCTGAGCGGTAGGTTTCTCATCATTTCTCACTGTTTGATTTATATAAGAACGAAGATGCGCCGAATGGATTCTAGTAGCATCAAAAATTCCTGGCGGAGCCGAATCAATTTCCTTTTTTGCTTCATGAATAAATTTAGAAAATTTGGTTTGAGTTTCTTCATCTCTGATTGGAGATTTAACGTTCAACTCCGGATTAATGATATGCACCTCTTTGTCTTTTTTAAAGGTGCCCAAACCAACATCGGAACTCGCTTGAAGGCTCTGTAAATCATGACCATGATATCGAGTGTGAACTACTATACCAAGTTTGGCTGACTTTATCTTTTTGCCTTCCGGTTCGTCTTTTTTTGTGGAATACATAATAGTATTTGGTGTAAAGTGAAAATGTGTATCGTCCTCATGCTTATTTCGAGAAGTATACATCAAATCGCCTTGAAAAATACCTTTTTCTGGCGCAACTTTCTTGAGCTGATTCAAAGCCGACTTAAGAGCAAATTTTAATTCTGGTTTGTCGCCATATTCTCTATCAATATCAGATTCTGTATACATCAATTTTGGTTTTTTGTTAAAAACTGATTTAGTTCCAACAAAAAACTTTCCTTCATGATGTCCAAATACAATCGCAGGAGTACCATCAAATTTGGTCGTAATCTTTGCCTGGCTAGGCTTTCCTTGTATACGATTATTAACAGCATGCAGTGCTTCAACAGCGTGATTAAAACCAGAATGACCTTGGAATGTATGATCCTCCACATGTTCTATGTGGATATTATGACCAGTCGATTCGGTCAGATAATCTTTAAAGCGCATTTGGTCTCCTTTGGTAATATATTTAGTCTACCAGAGTTTTAAACAAGTCTTCACCAAGATACTCTGGATGAAAACCAAGATTATGAAGTTTCTGTACGTTCATATAAAACGACATTGCTTGAACTTTCTTGTGAAATTCCGCTGATTCCACACTCATTATCTTACTCGATGAATTGGTAATTCTTCTAAGAAAGTACAAAATATCTCGAAAATTCCATTGCATTCCATTACCAATATTGTAAATTTCGTTTGGTTCACCTTTTTCTATTACCAATGCTATAGCTCTGGCCACGTCCTTGACGTGTATGTAATCACGATAGAAAGTTCCATCACCATAAAGACTCACGTCTTCATTATTTTTGATTTGGTTCGCCATATATTGAATAGCATTTTTCTTTTTGGAAACTTTCTTATCACCAGGCCCAATCACGTTACCCAATCGCAAAATACGATAATTGAGATCGTATGTAGTACAATAACTTCTCAATAGCTGCTCAGCGCAGTACTTTGTAATGGAATAGAAACCTCTTGGAAAACAATCATCATATTCCATTGCTCCATGCAAAGTTGATCCACCATATACAAACCAACTACTGATGAAATTGTAACAACCTTGTTCAGATTTTTCAGATTTTCTCCAATTTTCTAACGTATCCACCAACACATTCAAATTAGTATTGATGTCTAAATGAGGATCTTCAAAGACGTTGTAATTATGAACCGTACTAATAAAATTTACAACATCCTTTGTGTTAATACAACAATTAGTACAATCTCTATATGGAGTGAAGATTTTAAACGGTACTTTTCTTTCCAAAAATTCATCTTCTATGCATCGCAAAAAATGTGAGCCGACAAACCCCTGACTACCAAATACGGTTAAGCTTTCCATGATGAAATCACCTCACTAATATAATCCAGAACCGTTTTCGTATAATGCGGAGGACAACCAAGGAAGAACACGTGCGTTAAAGCCTTGTTCGCATTTGGATATTTCGAAGAATCACCCAAATGTTTATATCCTGGATGAAGAAGAATATTACCAGCAAAATAATTTCTGGTCTGGATCTTGTTCTTCTCCAAATGATCTACCAAAGACTGTTTGATCTCTGGCGTTCGGCAAATAATCGGAACACCAAACCAAGATGGATCCGCTTTATCCCAAAATCTTGCAACAGTTATATCCCATAATGATAAACGTTGATGTATAATTGAACTGATTACTTTGAAATTCTCGCGACGTTTCGATTCAACCTCTGGAAACTTCTTCAACTGCTCCTGACCAATAGCTCCCTGAAGATCCAAAGGTTTGAGGTTATATCCCATATTCTCAAACACGTACTTATGGTCCACAACAGTATCAACATCGTCAAGCCATTTATCAAATCGCTTTCCGCATGTTCCGCAAGAGAGAAGATTAGCTTGACCAACGCAATAACAGGCGCGACCCCACCAGCTTATAGATCGAGCAATCTTGATAATTTCCTCGTTGTTGGAACTTATCATGCCACCTTCGCCAGTAGTAATATGATGAGCTGGATAAAAACTGGTAGACCAAGCCGTGTATAGATTAGTGAAATATTCACCATTCCATTTAGAACCCAAACTATCACAATTATCACCAATCAAATGAATCATAGTCCCTGCTATCTCACGAAGATGATCCATATCGGGAGGATTACCAAGCACAGGAGACACAAATATAGCCACTGTTCTGGTTGTAATAGCTTCTTCAACTTGACTTAAATCAAAGTTGAGAGTATTCATTTCAATATCAACGAACACAGGCTTCAAACCGTTTTGAACCAATGGCGCAATTGTGGTAGGAAACCCAACAGGAGATACAATCACCTCGTCTCCATCTTTCCAACCATAATACTTTTTCAAAGCTGCTATCATAACTAGATTAGCAGACGAGCCGCTATTGACCATATGGGAATAACGCACGCCAAATAATTTGCTGAATTGGTTCTGGAACTTGTATACTTCAGTTCCAGTAGAAAGCCACTTTCCATTCAAAAACGTTTTAACAGCAGCAATGCTTTCCTTTTCGTCCCAATATGGTCCGCTATAATAAACTGGTGTTTTACCAGGAGCAAAGACTTTGCTATTATAGCAATATGCTGGTAATGAACCATTCTCAGCGAAACGTTGAATTCCCATTTCGTTCGCCAATTGGGTCGTTTCCTTTTCCAATTTATCTTCGCTAATCATATATGCCTCTGTTTGGCCTTTTTTACCAATAGTTCCCTGGTTTTTGGTGCAAAGAAATCTGTTGATCCCATCCCGCCACGCTGTTGTAGAGTTAATCTAAATCCTGGAACAAATCCATATGGATTTGTTCGTTTTGATTTCAAACAAACAGCAGTAAATTTCTTCTCCAATTTTCGGACTTGTTGAAGAAAAATCTGAACGGTTTTCTTTGCATGTCTTTTATATACGTCTCCACCATAAAACAGCATTGTATCGTTATGTCGTTTGGAGCTGAATACATATAAAGTATCTCTGCCTGGTGGTGTATTATTAAACGATATACGCGATTTCAAACTTGTTTTACATTCCACTTCAATCCATCTATTACCATCTTTAACTAACCAATCCGGATGACAGGTGGTTCCATATGGTTGATATTTGATTTCTTTAAATCCAGATTTTTTCAACCATACCCCCACTCTTTTTTCGTGCGCTTGTGGTGACGTATATGGTTGTCCATCAGCCAATCTCATAAAATTCAATAATCTCCTACTCATGCTGGCTCCGCGCTAAATTTAATGGAGCTAGCCATCTTTTGGTCCTTGAATTTAGCACGAATAGTGAATATCTTCACTCTACCAGCAGACACAATGATTGTATTAGAACCACCCGCTGTTACTTCAATCTTACCAGTGTTAATATTCTCTAATTTATCATTATTTCTTGGATCCTCAACCTTTGCTCTGTATGGTTCCTTAATTCCCTGTCCAACCACTTTAAGATACGGTGGAAAAATTTCCTGAGCATCCAACCAACGACTCAGGAAATGATAACGAAGAATCTTTGTTGGCATGCTTTTGAATTTCTTTAAAAGAGCATCACGAATCTTTGTAATGGTTACTGAACTAGCTTCGTTTACCGCTTTGTCCAACCCGCGAGACAAACGAATTTCCACTTTTCTTCTGGATTCGATTGGATTTAGATGATATTTCTTGATGAATATATTCAAATCCTTACGATAAATAGATTCCAAATCAATACCAAGATCCGAATCAATTGTAGTGATTGATGGATTTTTAAAAGTGATACCAGCCTTATGACCCATCTCAGATTTTGCCGATAATCCCAAGAATCTTGACGCTCCGTACGGAGCTGTTTGGAACTCCACTACAACATCTGATGGATTGGTTTTATAATTCACATCCAATTTGTTCTGGGGATCAACAGCGCGCTGTAATGCTGTAGTATTAACTGCTGTCCAAATAACCTTCTTCACACCTCGCCAACCATAACGTTGCGCTGATTTCAAAAACTCTTCAGCCATAACTTTCGCTCGTCCATCTTGTTGTTCAAATTGTTCTTTGGATAAGGATGGGCGGTTCATTTTAAAATGTTGTTGTGTGATTCGATCTGGCCACTTATTTTTGTTGAGGTAATACGTCACCAACAATTCATTAACGCGACCTAATCCAAAATTTGTCTGACTCATACCTTTAACGCCCCAATTTTAGATTTTAGTGAACGATGCACTTCGTCCAAATCTTCTTTTAATGGTTTTCTACTTGGCATTGCTTCGGAAGTTCTATTTGAATCTGTAATATCTTTTTGCGCTTTCTCGTCAACATCGAAGAATCTCATTTTCGCGAAATTTACCCCAACAATGAATCTTTTATCCTGCGTCACATCATTGAAGCGATTCTTAAGTTGCTTCATCATAATCTGTTTTAGTTGATCTAATTCTTCTGTACGAATTATAACCAACATAAGATCAGCTGTGGCTGGAAGACCAAAGGACTCTGCTGTATCCTCCAAACCAGGATCACTGCTCGTGAATCCAACACGAGTTAATTGTGTTGCACTAACCACAGGCACTCCAAATTCAACAGCCAAACCACGAAGCTCTTCAGCAATGGCTTTAATCAACGTGTAACTATTAACATTGTTACCAGGTTTTACACGAGACGAGCACATAATATTGATGTAGTCAACAAATATAATATCAGGACGAAAATGCTTTTTAAGCCAGAGTTCGTTCAACAGGGATCTAAAATGTATAACACTTGCTCCGGCTGTAGGAAACTCCTTAATTATCAATTTACCTTTGATAGTATCCTTAAGACGAGCAGCTTTTCTTTGGTAAGTATCGTGATCCAATTCTTCTAGTGAGTTCAAATCCACGTTCATCAAATTCGCATCGATACGTTCCGCTATTCTTTCTTCAGCCATCTCCAATGTGA